ATATCCACGATCACGTAAGAGCTGTATTCTGATTCGCCCGTGCGAGCGAGGTACTCAAGGTAAGCTCCTTCTACATTTACTTTATAAAATTGCTCTGCGATTTCGGCCATCTTATTGCGGATGGCGACACCCAAAGGATCACTGAAGACATTTGCATGGCTGTAGGCACCAAGCAATTTTCCCATCGCGTTATCACGGGCGAGGGGGTCAATTCGGTTTCCTCCAAAAATGGATAGGGGGTCTTTCTTTACGACAAATAGTTTAGTGCTAGAGAACATTGTGGGTGTAATAACTCCATGAAAGTTCACCATGGCAAGAGATAAAAAAGTTGGAACGCATGGACGAGCATAAGCAACACCATTGTACTCCTCAAACTCGAGATCGAATCCGAGATGTTTGAATACATTAGTGGTGATACGCACGAAGAGTTCCGGAGTTCTAACCAAATAGGCAGAAAACTCACTCATAATCTCATGGAATGCCATAGCAGATAAATTCACAGCTTTAAAATTAGTTACATATTCTCCAGATTTCAACTTGACTTGGGTTTTCAACGGGTTGAGTGTAATTCGAACACTTTCACCTTTGTTTTGCGTTGGATACTCCATATAAATGCCAGCATTTGCGACACGTAACGTTGATTCAATAGCTGATGGCAGGATTTGCATTGATTCAGAGATCAACACGTGTCCGTTCAACAAATAAGCGCTATAGTTAAAATCAAACGATTTCACGTCGAAGCTGATTACCCATATGACACCTCCTAAACAAAAAATGAGATAGTTGTCGTCCCCCGTGGAACACAAATGCACACCGTCACGTGTCAAAGCCCTAGTGGCCCAAGCTCCAATGGAACGAGGGTTTTTGAGCTTCGGCAAAGTGAAAGTGGCGGGGATACAACCTTTAATCCAAGATTTGATAAGAGTGCCGTCAAAATAATAAAATTCTTTATCCTCGAAAAATTCCGTTAAATACTCCGCTGCATGTAAGTAACCTTGCATCGTTTCAATAATCTCGGGCTTTGGGACAGGATAAATGCCTCGACTTTTGATCAACTCGATTGGTTCAAGAAGGTCAGGGTGGTCGGGATTTGGGATTTCCTGTATTTTAGGAGGTAAAGTTTCATCTGATTTGATAATGAGTTTAATTTCATTCATATTGGTTTGCCAGGTATCA